TTGATACCTGTACTAAAAGTTCCATAAGAGGCAACGATGATAGCATTGTTTTCTCGTTCTGTGATCTCTCGTACTAACTCCCTTTCTTCTGCATCTACTCCACCATGTACAAAAAATACCTTACGGTTGTCACCCTTGTTATTATTTATCTGATCGTAGAGTACCTGTCCATGTGCTTCGACTCTTGCGAAAAGAACAAGAGTGTTACCTTTAAGATCTAGTGCTAGATTTTTAATGAAACGATTACGTTGTTCATGAGAGATTAGATATTCAATCTCATCGTTGTATGTTTCAAATGTTTGTGGTGCATGTTTGAGAACAAGACACTGAATATCAAGTTGTGACAAGTGTCCCTGCCTCATCAACTCATCAGTTCTAGTGACTTTGTATGATGGACCAAAGAGACCCTCAAGCACCCACTTATGCGTCTGTGTGCCGTCTAATGTGCCTGTAAAACCAAATCTATACTTAGCATGATGAAGTTTAGTCATGATCTGTATCAAAGATTTAGACTTGAATAAATGTGCTTCATCGCCTATAATGCAACCATACTCTTCAAAGAAAGATCGTTCTAGTTTATATACAGATTGCCAAGTTGTAATTGTCACTGGAGCATCGTTACTCTTTTCTCTACCAGAATAAATTTTGTGACAGTATGACTGAGCATCCCAACCATAATCAAGAAAATCCTTGTACATCTGCTCTACAAGGGATGTCGTTGGAACAACTAAAAGGATTTTTTCTCCTCGGTCTACATAATATCTCACAAGAGAATAAATCATCAAAGATTTGCCTGAAGCAGTGGGGCTTATCAGTAACTTTCTATTATGCTTTAGAGCACCGTATACTCCCTCAACTTGGTATTTACGGGGAGTGTGAGAGCAAATAGAATACATGTAATCTTTGACACCCTCCATTGAGATATTATCATTCTCTTCAAATGGAGTGCCGTAAAACTTATTATCTTCAAACTTATAAGTGTATCCATAGTTCTCGCAGAAGGATACAATCTTATCTAACAGACCGACATAGATTTGTTTGGAACGCATATCAAAGAGATGAATCTCTCCGTTCCAGTTTCTACCACGGTACTGTGGCATAAATTTTGCATTAGGAACCTCAAACTTAAAGTGATCTCTAAGTTCGTATTCAATATGAGGTTCAGTATTAATCTTTAAAAATACTTCGTTGGATTTAGATATAACAAGATTTGCACTAGTGTCAATCACGTAGATCCATTCATCTACGAATATTTATTACATATTACTAAACCTATGTTCAAGCATGATTCTGTAGAAATGGTCTCTCATAGCTAGTAGATCTTCTTGCTCTTGAGGTGGTCCACCAGACCATTTTTCACATGCTTGAGAAAGACCTGTGTAGATAATACGAACTGCTTCTATTGGCAATTCTAGTTGATAGTAATCTTCTTCTTCCATTTGGTTATTTAGTATTTTGCATCCAGTTTTTGATACTAGACAAATCCCATTGACCATAATGATCAGGTACAGACTGATCGTCTATAAGAGACCATATCGATTCCATTGATCTGTGACTACATAAACTTATCAGTCCATCAAAAAAATTATCTTCAAATTTTAGTGATGTTGCATGATCCCAAAATGGAGTATCGTATTTAGAACCAGACTGATACAACCATAGCAAATAATTTTGAATTTTCAACACGTAGGAAAATATCTCATCATGAACTTGTCTCTTGGACATTCTTCCTAGCATATAACTTAAATACCTGTTGGTTGCCTGCACATAAGCTGGATTTGAGTTTGCTTCCAAAGGTTCCAAGAACATCAACTTATTTCCATTCAAACAAACTCTATCATCAATTATAAATTGATTTGATATGTAGTTTGAGAAGTTTAAATTGTCATTAGAATCTATTCCAAATAAATCTTTAAAATTTTCTCTTGCTTGCTCTACTGTTGTTATATCTTTGTTGAATAGATATCCATGAGAAACAGAGTCTGTATTTGGAATTCTAAAGCACCAACCATCAGGAGTTGCTACACAGTCTGTCCAGTGAAGATCATCTTCCTTCTCAGATCTACCCAGTAAAACAGAATTGACTGGATTAGTGAGGGTGGTATAATTATCAAAAGATTTTGGTTTACCGGAACAATCAATAATATAATCCGAATCTACGTCACTATAATCTTTTATATTTTTTTCTACTACTCTAAATTTTTTTGATGAAAGAATAAACTCTCTAAACTTATTTACATCATAGTGTGCTGCAGAGTAACCCATACCGAAAGGGTGAAAGAATTTGTCTTTTTTCTTCCCCCAGTTTTTATACATGATTCCATGCTTTACAGTGGCTTCAAATGGGTTGTCTGCCCAATCAACATCAAAGACTGTAGATAGAAGATTCATTATTCCAGGAACAGTTCCTTGTCCCACTTTCTCTGGTGGGACGTTAGGGTCGTGAATGAGTTCTACTTCCCAATCAGACATATTTACAAATGCATAATATCCCTGAACTGCAGATAATAATCCAGCAGATCCTGCACCAATAACAGATAATTTTTTCATCCCAATCCTGCGTTAAATCTCATAAACTCTATTGCGTTTTTGATTTGATAAGTACGATTAGTTATCTGTTTAAGTATACTCTCAATATAAACTAGCATTGTATCATAATAGTCGATTTTCAAACATACCGTAGATAATTTTTCATCGGCATCAAGATACTTCTGCATCGTATCTTTATCACGAATTTTTTTAGGAAAAGGATTTTCTATGTATACATCAGGGTCTGCTTTACCACTGAAGTATTCATATCTTTCGTGTCTAATATTTTTTCTTTGCTGCTCTGCTTTCTTTCTGAGTAGAAAGATAGTATTGTACATTTCAAAATACTTCGCATGGAGTGTGGGAACATTAGTAGACTCTGTGTGAAGATTATCCATATCAATCTTAGAGTCTTTTTCCCACATCTCTTGAAGTTTATCAAGATCGATCATATAGGATTGCCACGCATATCAGATAGTGTGTATACAGTATACTTGAAACTTACTTCTGCTGTAAAGTATTCAATATCTGTATCAGTTGCATCGAAAGTAATAGTTGATAAGGAATATGGAAATACATCATTAAAAAACACTTGAAATTTAGGAACAAGATTATTACTCAATATTTGTAGTGTAGCATCAGAATAAATGTTTTCACCTCTCTGTGCAAAATTACCAGTAATCTTTCCTGCTTTATCTAAATCACTCAGTTGACTTAGTTTTTCTGGGTATCCAAGACCTCTAATCCAGTTTTGAATCTCCATGTAATTAAAAAGATCCTCATCAACCAAGAATCTTAAAGTAAGATCTCCAAATTGAATCTTATCCCCAGGAACATCAATATCCTTTAGATAACTGGTTTGTTGTGCGATACCAAGATCTAAGGAAGGTATGTTTGCCTGATTACAGAAAAATGCCGCGGCAGGACTCCTCTTTAGAGCAAACTTAAAACCAGTTGGTGATAAGAAATTTCTATTTGCAATCGGAGTTCCTGGTCTCTCCGCAGGTTTTTTTCTGGTTGGCATGATTATTCAGAAACTACAGTGGCATTAGAAAAATGCTTTGGAGTATAAGTTACACCATTCTTGGTGACGGTGGTTGCTTTGTCTGCATTAGCATCAGACTCATTAGCATACACCTTTCTATCAGCATAGGTCTCAGTCCATCTGTTGTCACCAGTATAATACACATCACCAATAGTTGGATTCAAGATACTTGGTGTTTTAATGTGAAAAGGCATGTTACTTAGTTCTCTACATTCTTATTTAGATACAAAAAAAGAGGGTCCGAAGACCCTCTCGTATAACCTTGTGAAAATGAATCACATGAGGTTCTTGACGGTGACGCGACGGTAGTAGCGGTTGCTGTTGCTGGTAAGAGCACCAGAACCTTGGTTGGTTCCCTCTGCAAATGGGTTTGCAGTGATACCGTAGCGAGTCTTGAATCCGATTTTTGGCTGGAAGGTGTTCTCGCCAACTGCACGAACCATCTGGAGAGGAACGTATGGGCAGTAGAACAGACCTGCGTCGTAAGGTGAAGTACCTTTGTAACCAACAACGTAGTACTGGTTAGCAGCGACGTTTGCCGAATAAGGATCGATGTAGACACGATACTTACCTTGGAGAACACCAGCGAAGGTGTTACCAGTGTCATCAACGGTCAGGTTTGCGTTGAGTGCAGGGGTGTAGTCAAGAACACCAGCCATGGTCAGTGCAGAAGCAACGTCTGCAGAGCACATGATGATGTTGCCCTTTCCTCTACGAGTTCTTTGTGCGATTGCGTTCGCATCTCTCT